ACCGACGACAACAAGTGCTTCAAGTTCGAAGTCGATCTGCGGGGACGCAAGCGCTACTTCGATCTCGTGGCCACTGCTGGCGACGGCGCGGCGGGTACGTTTCTGACGGCGTTCGCGCTCTTGTCGCGTGCGTCGGACCATCCGGTCTCGGCCAGTGAACGCGGATTTGGCAACATTGTCCGGGTGCCGTAATGAGGATTGAACTCCTGCAAAGATGGCAGGGATACAAGGCGGGAATCGTGATCACTCCACCTGACGGCGTGGCCAACACACTGATCAGGCGGAAGATTGCGAGACCCGCAAATGACGGCATGGAAACCGCAGTGGCACCGGCTGCTGCGGAGCGTGCTGTTCGCTTCTCTCGCAGGGGACGCTGACAATGTGGGACAGGGCCCGGCCGTTGGAGTCGATGCACCGCGTGAGGCACACATCGCGCGTATCTGTTGGCCCAACGGTCGAGCCTGTCAGCGTGGATGAGTTCAAACTGCATTCGCGAATTGACCACAACCACGAAGACGCGAAGATTCAAGGCTACCTGACAGCGGCCCGGGCACTGCTGGAGAAAGACACGCGACGAGACCTCTGCACTAAGACGCGGGTGCTGTATCTCGACTACCTCCCGTCGTGGATCGTTCTCGACGTGGCCCCAGTTCAATCTATCGTTTCGATCACCTATTACGACTCTCTGAACGTACAACAGACTCTCGCGGGTGCAACCTACGAGAGCGACATCTACGCCGAGCCCGCATTGATCCGGCCTGCATTCGGGCAGACCTGGCCGACGACATACGACCGACTGTCGGCCGTCGCGGTCACGTACACCAGCGGGTACGGTGCAGCGTCTGCGGTGCCAGAGGATTCCAAGCAGGCTATCCGGCTGCTGGCGGCCCATTGGTTGGAGAATGCGGAGGCGTCGATCACTGGCACAATTTCGAAGGAGATCGAGTTCTCATATTCGGCCCTCTGTGATCGTCTGCGGTGGGGGAACTACGCATGAAGGGCGGGAGCCTCTCCAATCGCGTGACCATCGAAAGGCTGTCTGCAACCATCAACGCGGCTGGGCAGATCGATGAGACCTCGGCCAGCAACTGGGTGATTTACGCCGAACGGTGGTGCCACGTGGCGACACGCGGTAGCCGTGAGTTCTTCCGGGGCGTCGAGGTGGCGGCAGACATCTCCCACCAGATCACGATGCGCGCCGACCCCGTCACGAAGTCGATCACGGTGAAACACAGGCTCGTTCTGGACTCTCGCATCCTTTCGATTTCCGGCCCTCCAATCAACGTGGACGAGGAGCAGGAGATGGTGCGGTTCGCGTGCGTGGAGGTGGCCACTGATGGCTAGGCCAGCACGGGCAGAGATGGCGCGGATGCGGCTGGAGAAATCTGCCCGCCTATCGGCCCAGATGAAGGCGGAAGTGATCAAACTGAGCGGCGACAAGCTGCTTCAGTTGACACTCGCCAACCTGGCAGACAAAAAGGTGAAGGCGGCGGTGCGATCCGGTCTGTCAGCGTGTGTGGGTGAGTTTGCGCGAGGCATCCGCCAGCAGATTCCGGCCCCGCTGAAGAATTTGAAAAAACTGGTGGGCAGTGGCGTCGCCAAGCAATCGGCCAAACGACAGGGGGCGAAGGCAGGGTTTTCTGTCGCCCGCACAAGCAAGCTGGGGGCAACCCGCAGCGGGAACAATGTGACGAAGGCGGGCAAGCCAAAGGGCGTTGGAATCGCTGCACGAAATGTCCATTGGGCAGCACTGGGCACCAAGCGGCGAACCGTCAAGCAGACGCGAATGTACGTTGGTCGCAAGTTACAAGACGTGACCAATTGGAACACGGGCCAGATGCCTCCCATTGTGGTCGACGTTGTCCGCGAGGGCGTGCAGGCGAAGACACAGGCCGGGATTGCCAAGATGGAAAAACGCGTCTGGCAGCGGCTGACGAAGGACATCGCCAAGCGGAAGGGCAAGTGATGGCCATCGAGATCGGACTTCGTACCCTGCTTCTCGCACAGTCGTCTATCACGACGCTGGCCCCAGCCCAGACTGTCGGCGGTCTGTCGATCGATGCGGTGTTCTTGGATCATCCAGTCGAGGGCGTAAAGCCCCCCTACGTTCTGATCACGTTGACTTCCCACGACCCGTACAAGCGACTGGACGGGACTGGCGGAACGATGCGGCGGTCTGACATCGACATCGATTGTTACGCCAGCAATCGGCCCGCGGTCATCACTCTCGCGGCTGCGGTCGAGACGTTCCTTCGGGACTACAGCGGAGCGGCGGGCACGAGTGACACCATCAACGCGGTTCTGTTGGACAACGCACGTGATGACACGGTCTACCTCGGCGACGGTCGAGACCAGCGTCATTACGTGCGCTCACTGTCTTTCATCATTCAGCACACTTAGGAGGGCCACCCATGGCTATTGTGAAGTGCAAGGGGACCAAGCTTCAGCAGACAGTTTCCGCGAGTCTTGTCGACATCGCACAACTGCTGAGCATCGATCACAGCGGGAGCGGTTCGATAACTTTTGACTCAACGACCCTCGATGGTGGCACCTACAAGACGGCTGCCCCAGCAGGCTATAGCAACCCCGGCACGGTGGCTGCCGAACTGTTCTACGATCCGGCTTTGGTCGGGCATCAGGCGATCACCGATCTGATCGCGACTCCCGCGACCAATGCAATGAAGCTCATCTATGCCGACACGGCGGCGACGAATCAATCTTTCACGTCGGCGGGTGTTGACTTCGGCGTTACCGTCGCAATGGAAGACGGGCTCAAGGGGAGCGTGACTTACACTGTGACCGGCGATCCGGGGTGGTCCACCTGATGCAGGCCCGTATCATCCGTGATGACATCGAGGTAAGCCCGTCTGCCGTGCTGTCTGAGGACGAGCAGATCCAGACCGTGGAGCGCACGGTCTGGCGAAACGGTGCAAACCAGACCGCAACATTTTGGGAACTCGGGGCGATCCTCGAGCGGCCAGATTCTTACATGCTGGTCCGAATGGGCGTTGCCGAGCCTGCCGACGAAGAGTGCCGAATTGCGGCCAGCATGAACGCGGCACAGCGTGCGGAGGCCCAGCACGCGGCCCGTAGGCTGTCTGCTGGGATTCACCCCGAAGACTTCCATCTTTACGATGCCGAAGTCATCCTCGGCTACAACCCCGACGGCACATACAAGCCCGGCCCGAATTACGACCAACTGCCCGACAACACTGAGGACGAGGACGACGAGTGAGCCGAAAAGCATTGCTGAAACGACAGCCCAAGCCCATTGAGATCAACGGGGAAACCGTGATGGTGCGCCCCCTGACTCTCCGCGAGGCGGGCCAGTTCGACGCATTGGTGAAAGCCGAGAAGAACACAGATCTGATCAGGTTCATGGTGGCGTCTGTGGTGACCGACTCGGAGGGTCAGCCTCTTTTCTCGGTCGACGATCCCGAGATTGAAGACATCCCCACCGACGTGATCCAGCAACTCTCCGACGCTGTCGCCAAGATTTCCAACCCCGGTAAGCTGGACACCGCAGTAAAAAACTGACGGCCGATGATGATGTGTTGTGGGTGATGCGACTCGCGGCGCATGATCATCGGTTGGCAGACTGGGAGACCCTGTTGGACACCCTCACTCGGCGGGAGTTGACGATCCTGAAAGCCTTTGCCCAGATCGAGGGTTGGGGCAAGTTTGGCGACGATCACAGGGCGGCCGTCCAGACAACGATTCTCGGCAGTGCATGGGGTGCGAAGATGGAGTACAGTAAGGTAGCCGACGCATTCCGGCCGCAAGACAAACCGCAGCCGCGAGAGATGACCCCTGACGAAGTGGCAGCAGGAATGAGGAGGGTGCGACATGGCGGTGATCGGTAACCTTGTCGCGAATCTTGTCGCTGACACCTCGGGATTCTCGCGGCCAATGATCGCGGCTTCCGCTGTGGTCGGCAACGTGGCATCCTCGGTGGCGTCTGCGGCGGCCACAACCGCGGGGGGATTCGGCAAGCTGGCGACCGGCGCGGGCAAGGCGTCGGTCGATGTGTCGCGCAGCATGTCGAACATTATCAAATCCGTGGGGGCAGCGTCGGCATCGGTCGGCGTGGGCTTCGCCAAAGCCATTGCCGTGACTCGCGAGAGTGGGGCAAAGGTCGCATCAATTCAAGCGAAGACGGAGGCCCAGCTTGCCCGCCAACAGGCACGAATGCTGAAGGGTGCGGTATCAGGCGGTGTGCTGTCCGGGATGGCGAAATTCTCGGCGATCACGTTCGCCCTGAAATCATTTGTTGGCGGAGTGTCCGGCATGGTGACCGGTGCAATCGACGCCCAAAAATCCGGTGCCAAACTCGATGCCGTGCTGGCGTCGACAGGCGGGGCGGCAGGTGTCACTGGCGACGAGATCCGGCGATTGGCTGGTGACCTGCAACTGGTCACAGACTTCGAGGACGACGCGACCATAGCGGCGGCTGGCGTTCTGGCGACGTTCACACAGATCAAAGGGGACGTGTTCAAAGGTGCGATTGTCTCCGCGCAAAACCTGTCCGCCGTGATGGGGCAAGACCTGCAATCGTCAGTCGTGCAGATCGGCAAAGCATTGAACGATCCGATCAAGGGCATTCAAGCACTGTCTCGCGTCGGCGTGTCATTCACCGAGCAGCAAAAGGCCCAGATCGCGCAGATGACCAAGGCGGGCAACATCGCCGGGGCCCAAGCGATCATCCTGAAGGAACTACAGACCGAATTTGGTG